TAAGAACCCCTTTCGGTGATAATGGTGGCATAGATGTCTGACTGTCTCGCCGTCAACACGCCGATCTCAGTTTCCAGACGATCCATCCGTGTGAATAGTTGATTGCCTATCTCTTGGACAAACTGATGAACCGTCCATCGCAACGCGGCTACAAACGCACCAAGAATCCCGGTCAGACCAGCAATCAGTCCGACCCATTCGGCAGCCTTCACTTCTTGAAGGGCTTCGCGTATCCAAAGACACCGGCAACGACCGACCAAAGAACGGCTCGGTAGTCGAGATCAAAGTTCGTCGCTGCCCATGCGCTCAGGAATGCGCCTACTGCGAGAACTGCTGGATGTTTCATGTAATCGTTCACGATTCTCCTTAGATTGCGAAGTTACTTCGATCCCGATCACCCTTGCGAGTGAAACTGACGTGAATGTGTGTCTCATGAGGGTTCAGCCCGGTGTAAGGACGCCACGCCCATCCCCTGATTTTTGATGCTATTCGACCTTTGTGAATGACGTATTTGATCCGCTTGTCTCCGGCTTTGGCTGCTTCGACGATGGCTAGTGCGAGCATTCCGGACGCCTTTGAGTGACCTAACCCGGCGTCGATGTCTATTGCCCTGACCACTCCGTTTCTTCGAGGTGTGTGATCAGACTTATTAGAATGCTTCGAGTCAGCCACCCAACCATCAGAACGGCGGTCGCGGTTAGGGTAAAGATCGTCAATTTGCTCACGGAGTTGTCGTCCGGCATGGCTAAGCCACGGGTTCTTCTTCATAGGCTAACCATTCACCTTCTTCCTCAGACCAATAAACTTCACCTTCCGGCTTCGGCTTTGGACAAATCCATTGACCCTTATCGCGCGTCCACGATGCAAAGGGTCGTTCTGAATAAAAATAACCGTCAACATAATCGCCACCAATAACGGCAGGATTTTCTTCTGTGTATTCAATCCAACCAGTAGAATCCCACGATTCATCAGCAATGGAGATATTTGTAACGATGTTATTCTCATCTAGTAAAGCAAAGTTTTTCATACTGAATACCTCACAATGACAAGTCCGGCATATCCTGCGCCACCGGCTCTTGATGTGCCGTCATTACCGCCACCACCGCCACCGGCGGAACCATAAGAAGTCGCAGGGCTTCCAGTCGTATTATTTGGCCCACCATTACCGCCACCACCTGTGCCACCGCTTCCAGCAGGAGTTGCATCATTGGCCTGGATTCCACCACCACCGCCAGCGCTCATTCGTGTCATACCGCTAAATGAAGTAAAGTTTCCTGATGTAAAGTTTGCATCAAAGTCGGTTAGCAACTTTCCAGCGCCACCGTTTCCAGAAGCAGAACCAGTCGCACCAGCACCAGTAGCACCGCCACCACCGCCACCTCTGAAAGGTTGTCCACCGTTACTTTGTCCAGCACCACCGGCATTGGTATTAGAACCAGATGCGGTTCCACCAGCACCGCCGGTTGTTGATCCTGCACCACCACCGCCAGAACCACCATTTGCACCAGCGAGATTTGCTCCAGAGCCACCACCACCGCCGCCGTTTGCAGTTATGGTCGTGTTACCTGCGAATGAACTACTACCTCCAGAACCACCCTTGACGGTTTCACCCGTTGCACCAGCACCTGAGTTACCGATTGTTACGGTATAACTTCCAGCACCTAAAGTTTGAGTCGTCAATCCCTCAATCGCACCAGCACCACCACCGCCTGAACGCGAATGACCTCCACCAGCACCGCCACCAACCACCAAAATACTACAAGAACTAGTACCAGAACTGACGGAAAAAGTGCCGTTAGAAGTAAAAATGTGATAACGAAATGAGCCAACGGTTTTGACTTCATTACCGCCAGTTGCCGAAAAACCTTTTCTACTACTTGCTATAATTCCAAGAATAGGCATTAGGACAGATCACCCACCACATACCACGTATTCGATCCTTCAAAGAAGGCACTGGCTGCTGAGTACTGCGCTCTGAGGGCAGGCGCTGTTGCAGTTGAGCCAACACTTCGGATGACCACACCGCTTGCTTGATTGAACACAACTGGCCCCGTTCCCGCACGAACAACATTGAGAATATCGCCAGTGCCAAAAGCAACAGACGAGTTAGCAGGTATAATAAGGGTTTGTGTACCAGCGTTACTGGTTGTAACTAGTTTGCTTGCGTCAGTCAAGGCGAATGTATACGTTGTTCCCGTATTTGACTGAATAGCACTAAAGGCATACCCGATTGGTCCTGTCGGTCCTGTCGGCCCCGTTCCCCCCGTTGGCCCTGTCGGTCCCGTAGGCCCTAACGCTCCTGGTGTAAGTGATACTGACATTACGATATCTCCGATCCGAACGCATTGAACGCTACGTCATTCGTCGTAGACTCTACTGTGATGACATCTGTTGCATCGAGGGTAACACCCGCCGTATAGGTAAAGACTGCCTTGGCTGCAAGTGGTAGCAGCCGCACGATGTAGTGCTTGTTCTCGATTGTTGCTCCAGCAGGCCTGATAGCAATGCTGATATCAGCAGTTGTCGATCCTACGTTGACCGCGTTGATGGTTGATACCACCGTGTCGGTGGCTGCAGGAACGGTATAGAGAATTCCTGATGTGCTTGCAGGCAGTAGTTGCCCAAGGACTTTATATGAAGTTGGCATTAGGCAAGGTCTCCAATCACGGTGAAGTTGTTACTTGATGTGCAAATCACTGTGGCAGCGCTGTACTGCGCTGCCAGGTCTGGGCCAGTACCAGTCGTGGAGGTGATAGTCACTCCAGCGCCCTGTTCTAGTTGTACCTGTCCTGCCCCTACTTGCTGGACGTGAACCTGATCCCCAGCGCCAAAGATGCTTGGTGGGACAGTGACTGTCACGGTTGCCGCATTATCAAATCGGACCAACTTGTTGACATCCGTTGCTGCGAGGTTATAGGTCGCGCCCGTGACATTGGTGAACGAGATATCCAATGTGGTCACTGGCAGGACTGCCCACTTGACTCCATTGGTCTGAGCAGAGTCTGCAGTCAAGACCGTATCGTTAGCGCCTACTGGCAAGCGGTTGAGCGTTGCGCTGGACTGAGCGACGATGATGTCGCCCTTGGTTGTAAGCAAAGTCTCTGGGATAGCAGCATCTGCTGTAGCCACCCCTGCTGTGTAGAAGTCTAGGTCATCTGAGGTCAGTACGTGGCGCACCGTCGCACCTGCAGTATGTGATACCGCAGTCGTGCCAGCCCTTTCACGAACAATCGTGAATGTGTCGGATGCGACCGCTACAATAAAAATAATTTCTTCGTTGATGGTATCTGGATCAAGGACAACTGTAAATTGGTCTGGATAAACGCCACCTACTGCTGGTCCAAGCGTTATCCCACCAAGCAAGGTTATAGCAGTGCCGGACGCAACAGTCATCGACGTCACGCTGCTGTTGATATCTGAGGCCAGTGTGGTCTGGACGCTCGTTGATGAGTATTTGCGTGTCATTGCTTTCCTTTAGCGGGTATAGTGGATACGGATTGGATACTTGTCTGCAAGTTTCAAAGCCTCTTCGTTCAGCCTCTGCTGATATAGAGCAAAGATATATCGGGATGCACCCGCACCCGCTGTAGAAGGTATCTTTGAGTCGGCAAGGTCTGCTTCTGCGCTGGTGAGGTTGATTCGACCAGCATCAAGATAAGAGAGAAGTTTATAGGAAGCCCCAAGGACAACGACGTCTGCCGATGAAGATGGTAGACCCGTAACATCAGCGTAGTCATCAGTACTAGCATCGAGAGTATTTGGCTCAGTGGTGTACCAGACTTGAACGGTACGACCAGGCTGTATGTTTTCATAAAGGTTGATGGTGTTCTGTGTGTTGAAAGACGCAACGTTTGCCATTGGGTCTGATCTCCAACGATTGACGGGTAGCCATTCCTCACTCGATCCTGTCGTTTGCCACGATACATACAAGATGGTTTCAGCATCATCAGGTAGCGGGTAGGTCACCTGAGATGCGTTGAAGGTAAAGGTGGTTGAGGCTACAGACCAGAGGCGCGGGTAGAAACTATTGATGGTGTCGTTGATGGCCTTCTTGATGAAGACTCGTGGAAAGGTAGGAGCCAGAGTCACTTGAGCGTACTGAGCGTGTGGAGCAGCGGTGGTGTTCTGGTAGCCGCGACCAAAGCCTGGGATGGCATTGAGGGTATTGTTTGCCTTATCAAAGGAGTCAACCCAGATAAGTTCATCGTCAATCTCAATGATGCCTTTGGCGAGATTGGACTGAGAGCCGACGACAATGCCAGTCTGTGCTGAGGTGATTGCGTTGGTCAGATAGGTAATACGATCCTGACGAAGTGTGTAACCTTGAAGGTTAGTTCTTACCTCGTCGATGAGATCGCTGAGAGTTGGCATCTATTTTCTCCTTATAAAACTTGAGATTAGTCACCAGTCGCTCATCGTCTGGGGATATCTCCACTGCCTTCTTGCCGTGCTTGTATGCTTCCTTGTAGTCCTCTAATTGCCACGCTGATACTGCTATCAGGTCATCTGCCATATGGGTCCACGCCCATCCTTCAGATAAGAACTCCGATGGCTTCTTGGTAATCTTGAGTGCTATCTTGGCAACCGTGTTGCACTCTTTCCACTGCTTCTTGTTGTAGTAGTAGTTAGCCAAAGCCAAGACGGATTCCCTCGACTGGTACTCTTCGGTTGACTTCATCAACCATTCCTCAGCCTGGTCTTCCTCGCATTTAGCCAACATCCTCATCGCGTAGCCACGCTCTGCTTTGAAGATGGAAACCTCTAGGTACTTCTTGAGAACCTCTGCACAGTTGGGATACATCTGATGATAGAAGTATTCTCTACCAAGGTAGTACAAAGTTCTTGAGTCAGGATTTCC